GCGCCATATCGTTCGTAGCTTGGAACACGGCAACGCTGTTTTTACAGCCTCTGGAATGGGCCGAAATCAGCCTTTTTCAGGCCATTAGCGCTTGCATCAAACCGTAGGCACCGATGATTTTCATGACCCGTTTCAAGTTGTAGGCGAGAACATTCAAGCTCATCAGCGCACTCACTCCGGCCAGCTTTCGCGTCAGGAACTGCGTCCGCCCCTATTCATTGTTTGAACGTCCCGAAGGAAAAGCGAGCACGAGAGGGCGGTCGCGTAAGTTGCCCGGCTTCTGTGCGGTACGCCCGTCGCGGTGTTCGCCACTGCGACGTGGGCGAATCATGTTTCGTCGCGGACCTGCATCAGCGCGAACCCCAGCAGATTCAGGCCTTGCCACAGGTTGGGGTTATTCGCGTTTACGTGATCCTGGGCGAGTCCGATGCCCCAGATGCTGTCAACCGGGCTAGCCTCAACGATGATGCGAGAACCGGTACCCTTGAGGAATGCATTCAACTCCGGGTTTTGCGAGAACTTGGCCTGGTTGGCCCGGACGACAATTGCATACCGGTGTTGCAACCAATCGTGTTCGTTGAATCCACGCATGTTGCGGCCAAGCGCCTTGGCCGCGTTGGGCGTAGGCGCCGTTAGCACTTGAGCGCGAATGTCCTGATCGCCGAACAAGGCTGCTTTCTCTGCCATCATGAAATGTTCGGCAGTCGCGTAGCGTTGCCCGTCGACAACAAATTCGGCTTCGAACCACTGGCTAAAGCACGAAGCGCTGACTCCGTGCCTGCTTCGCTGGTGTCCCCAGAAAAAGACATAGTTCAGCTCCTCACCAGCGTTGAAGCGGGAGCGGAGGTCTTCCAGATATTTGGAGTCGTGCAATTGGACTTCCTTCATGCTTTGTCAAAACCAAACAATGAACGCAGCCAGCCTGCCGACTTCCGTTCATAGAAGGGCGTGGTTTGCTTGAGCAAGTAATCGCTAAGGCCTGAATCTGCGTCATGAACGCGGTACAGGTCAACGGGTTCGCCATCCGGAGCCAAGTCCGCGGCAACGCTGCCCGCTTCGCGCATGACCTGTTCAAAATCGCCGTCCGCTTCGATCCCGATGATCAGATGAGGCTTTTGGTCAGACGAAGCGTCATGCATCAATGCCAGAAACGCGCGCTTCACATTGCGATGTCTGGCGAGTAGTTGCTTGAGCGAATGGACCATCTTCGAGGGATATTGCGACGGCTGTCCGAGCAGTACCTGAGTGTCCTTTTCGACCGTGCGCTGCACCGGTCCCTGGCCGATCTCATCGGAGAGTAGGTAGCGCACTTCCTCGGGGAAAAACTCTTTCCCGTAGGGAGACTTTGGATTGAGGAAAAGAGGAGTGCCCAGCGTGATTTCAAACAGCGATCTGGCCGGGATCTCTATATAGGACTCCTCGCTGTTTATGGATCTTCGTAGTGTATGCAACGAAGTGAAAAACGGGATGACAGCGGAGCCGTCGGGCTTTTGCCAGTGCGCAATGCTGATGTTGCTGCCTGCCTCAAGGTTGACTTGCCCTTCGCCAGTGCCGGCGGTGCCGAGGACGTAGATTTCCGAATTCAGCAGCGTCTTGAAAAAATCAGGTCGGTTGGCGGGTTCATCCGCCGCCAGTCTGAGTGACTTTTCGAGGGTGTTTTCTTGCTGGGTATCCATGATGTCCATCGGCCGTTCCATCAATGCAGGCAAAAAATGGGTGACAAAGAACGCGCAGTTTTTCACGCTGCTGTGAAAACAGGAAGAACTGAAGCCTGATAAATCTGCCGCATCAGGAAGGCAACACTGCGTGATGACGCCGAGCCGCGTGGAAAGAATGCTCTATCTCGTCTTCAGTTCATTTGCGCACCGTAGAAGTGGTTGAGCAGTATCAACTCAATCACAGCTACAAAAACGCACAGCACGAGAAAGCCAGGACTGAAGACGCGCTTGCGGCCGGATGAGCTTATATCCATCCAGTTAGCGCCGGATTCGCCGGAAGTCAGCAGCAGGAACATTACCCAGGCACAAGCCCAAAGTTTGCCCCAGAAACCAAGATTTCTGAAAGAAGTCATCCGTGTTTTTCCGTATGCCGCTTGATTCGGCAGATCTTTATTTGCTGGTTAAGCTTGGCGGGAGGGCATTTACGCCTTCCAGAGAACGCTTCCGTGCCAAACGAGACGGCCGATTGATTTCCTCAACCCCCAGAAACGACAAAGCCCTGAATAATCAGGGCTTTGTCGTATCAAATATGGCGGAGGCGATGGGATTCGAACTCATGGACCTGTTACAGTCGACGGTTTTCAAGACCGCTATGGAAAACCGCTGAATACGCGGGCTGAGACGCTTTTTCGTTCCAATACTTTTGTTTTGCAGCACCTCTGCAGACCGCATTCTACAAGGGACGCGATTTGAGTTATGGAACGCATTTTTTGCCTATTTTGATGGTTTGGCGATGGCGCCGACGCGACGATAAACTCGCTCGGTAATGTCGCCTTTTGTGTGCCCGAGCAGCAGGCTGGCGTCACCCACATCGCTGATTTCCGACGCCGCCTTTGGCCGGATGTCCCTGAACTGGAATTCGCCGATCCTCTTTGCCAGCAGCTCGTCTCCCTGCTCAAGAGCTTCCAGCTTTGCCTTCTCCCGCGCGGCATCCCACCGCTTCCTCAGCATCGTCGCCGTCATCCGTTTACCGCTCCGGTTGATGATCAGGTAGCTCGAGACGTGCGCAGCGTTTCGCTCTGTAATCGCCGCGATCAGAATGCCCAGGCTGTTCGCCTCTTCGGCGGTCGTCATTTGAATGCGCAGCTTCTTGTGCGTCTTGTTCTGTTGAACAGTCAGATATCCGCCTTCAACATCATCCTTCCGCATAACCAGCACATCTGCCGGCCTTTGCCCGGTAAGATAGGCTAGGTCCATCGCTTCCTTCAGCTCCTGTGCTGCCTTCTTGTACACCGCCTCCCAAACCACATCATTCGCGTAATAATCTCTCGGCGTCTCCTTGTTCTTGCGCACCCCTTGGCAGGGGTTCTCCTTCGTTGTCAGCCCCCACTCTCGGGCGATATTGAAAATGTGGGAGAGGGTAGCGATCTCACGGTTCGCCCGGACCTTTGCCGATCGTGCGTCTCGGTAGCCAGCAATCGTTGCTGGCGTGATCGAGTCGATCGGGGCGCTATCGAACATCGGCCGTAGCTGCTTGATTTCCGCCAGGTTGTCCTTTTGCGTGCGCGGTGCTTTCTTTGGCACCACATCACGAATGTACCGATCGAAGATTCCCTTCATGGTGCGCAGGTCGAGGGGCTTTTCCTTGGCTTCGAGTTCGGCCCACTTCAGTCTGGCCTTATCGAGATCCTTGCCCAGAGGGATGTCATTGCCGAGCAGGTCGCGGTAGTAATACGCGGTCCAGGTACTACCGTTTTTGCGCTTTCGGGATCGCTTGTACATTCGTGGGGGCAGATGCTGGTGTTCGGTCTTGCGGGGGCGCATATCAGTTCACTCGCGAATAATCTGGCGTCCATGCCGGCGCGGCCGGCGGCGGGTTCGGAACGGCAATTGTGGGGCTGATCATGCCCAGCTTCATGCGAGCGTACATGCGACCCACCAGCGGGCGCTTGCCGCGGCTTTCGACGAACACCCACTGGCGATCAATCAGCCAGCGGCGTTGGTAGGCGCGGGCCTTGTAGCCGGTAAGTTCGGCCAACTCCTCATCGGAGAGAATTTCAGTTTCCATTGTGATGCTCCATGCCGCGCGTGGCGGCAGAAGGTGGTTATTCGGTTTTGGTGGGGAACCACTCGGTCTCGTACTCGAACTGAGTTACTCGCCGCGGCTCGATGTGCGGGATGGATTGCTTGAATTCGTGGAATGAGCCAGCTCCACCGCCGAAATCCTTTGCCTCTCTCACGAACACGTCTTTGTAGATTCGCAGCAGGTGGTCGGCGGCATAGGCGAACGCCTCCTCGCGGTAGAAGCCATCAATCGTGATGCCGTCATCGACCAGCCAGACCGTTCGGCGCGGACCTTGCTCTGCCTTGTCGATCTTGTCGGCCATCTGCTGCCGGGCATAGCGGAGTTGATCCAGCGAAAGCTGGTTAATCCATTCATCGGTGCCGACCCGCACGGTGTGGCCATATTCACACTTGAGTTCAGGCATACGAATACCTCGCCCGCCGTACACCGGCAGGCTGTTGAGTTGGGGGAGGGGTTACGCGGTACCGAACAGGTCGAGCTGGTCGGATTCGGCTTGTAGCTCTTGCTGGCGGCTCACTTCGTGTTCAATCCGCGCTCGCGCGATCGCCGCGTACTGCTCGTCGATCTCGCAGCCGATGAATTTGAAGCCTTCGCGCATTGCGGCCTTGCCCGTGCTTCCGCTGCCCATGAAGGGATCGAGCGCAACGCCGCCGGCCGGTGTCACCAGGCGCAGCAGGTAGGCCATCAGGTCAGTCGGCTTCACCGTGGGATGGTTGTTGCCGTTGCGAGTACTCCACTCGGCGGCTTCGCAGTCGCGCATGGTTGCTTCCTTGGCGACAGCGGGAGCGTCCGAGCTGAGCAGGCCTTCGTTTCGATCTTTTCGGCTGGTCTTGGCGCAGTAGAAGAACCGGGCAGCACTCCCACTGTCAGAGTGGAAAGCGCCGGGCACCCGCTCGCGCATCCCGCTGTACTTGACCGGGCCGCTGAAGCCGTTGGCCGTCGGTTCGTCGCCTGTCACCGGTGCCGCTGCGCCCGCCTGAGCGGGGAACAGCGCGACTACCTCGGCGCTGCCGTCGTGGATTAGATTGGCGGGCCAGCGTCCATCTGAATGTCCGCCGGCGATCGGGCCGGGCGCAGATCCACCCGCGGCGAAGTTTCCGCCCTTGATTGCTCCGTTACTGATCCGAGCCGTGTCGTCTCCGGTTGTTACCCGGCATCGATCGATATTCAGGGCGCCGGTCCCGTGCGCTATGACGTTGGCAGCGACCGTGCTGGGAAATGGTTTGCGAGCCACAGTGATAGGCTCAAGCGCCGGCTTCAATGCTGTGCCCCAGCCCTCGTGCGAACCTCCGAGATTGTGCGATTTCGGGAATCCGGAGCCATACACCCACGCAATCATGTCGCGGATCTCGAACCCGGCGTCTTCGATGCGGACAGCCATACGGTGCTGGGTGCGAGTGCCGGCGAACGCCAGCAGGTGGCCGCCGGGCTTGAGAACTCGCAGGCACTCTACCCACACCTCGGTTGCTGGAACGTCGTAGTCCCATTTCTTACCCATGAAGGACAGGCCGTACGGCGGGTCAGTGACCACGCTGTCGACGCTGCAGTCGGGCATCCGCCGCAGTAGTTCCAGGCAGTCGCCGATCAGGATCTGATAACTGTTCATCGCCACGGCCCCCTGTAGATCAGGTAGGCCATGTAGAGCGGGGCGGCTATTGGAATCAAGATCATAGTAGGTGCGCTCCTGCTTCGAGTAGGCCGTCGCGGTCTTCGCGCAGGCGCTGGTTCTCGGCGATCAGTGCCAGCACCGCCTCGGGCGAGCACTCTTTGAGAAACTGCTCATCACGGTGCAACAGGCCGGCGTCCTCGATCATCCCAGCCCATCCATGCGAACGGATGACTTCGTCTCGGCAGCGTTCGGCCAGCTCTCTCAGTTTCGAATGGTCTGTCATGGCGTAACCCTCTTGAACTCGACGACCCAGACCCACGGGTTGGCGTCCCAGTCGCCGCCGGTGGAGTTCCACAGTTCCTTCCAAGCCGCCGGGTACCAGTCTCGGTAGTTCGGTGAAACGTCATCGCTTGCCAGCTCCGGCGGACACTGCAGGCCTTCCGCCCGGATATCGGCGCGGCTGATGTCCTGCAACCGCTCGACGCGGACATCGGTGATCTCCAGCAGGATGCGGCTGGCCCAGCGCGGCATGTGAATGCTCGGGCGCCAACGAATCAGTTCCTCTTCGCCTTCAAAGTCCGGGATGCCGTCGGCCCGGTAGTGAATTTCGCAACTTGCCCGCTCGTCCACTGGCACGCCGGCTTCGCGATAGTCATTGATGAAGCAGGTTTCACGGACGTACAGCCGGTCGCCGGGCTTGCCGAAGGGGCAGCAATGTTTGGAGAAGTTGCGGGCGGTCTCGCGATCGTCAGATCCGCAACCGAACAGATGGCCTTTCCACGAAAAGCCCGATCCTTCGGTTAGCACTGGCTGCGGATTCACCGCCCTACGCGTGACCGTCTTCCTGCCATCCAGAATGGCGCGCACCATCGGGGCCGAGAACAGAATCGGCCGTTCTTTCGGTTTGGTTGAAATGGTCATCAGCAGTCCGTCCAGTTGAGCCGTTTGATGTAGTCGCCGCCCGAGCACAGATGCTCGTCGTTGATCGCCTCAATTTCTTTGATGTCGGCCAGAACTGCTTTCGCACGCTCAAGGGCAAGCTCAGCGTGCCCAAGTTGGTGCCGTTTGCGCGCCTTGTAGGAGGCGAGCGCTTTTTCTTTTTCTGGGTACGCGAATCGCCGCCACGAATCCTTCGATACCCGCTTCGCGTCCTTGAAGGTCTTTCCTGTGGCCGTCTGCCTCGCCCGCGCCCATCCTTCCGAGCCTTCGGGAACGATCCAGTAGCAATGCTCGCTTTCCCGGATCACAACGAATTTTCGGCAGACGATAGTTACGCCTTCCGGACCGATGTGGTCGACGTAGCGAAAGTGGTCTGGCCCTGTTTGTTGCTTTTCTTCAGACATGACTTCGTCCTTGCCGCTATAGCGGCTGACTTTGAAGGGGGAGGATGTGGTACGTTAACTTGATAGCAAGTCAACGGCTTAGGGGGAGAGAATGGACGTAGGTCAATGGATAAATGGTTTAGTAACCTTCGTCGTCGGGTTGGTTGCGTTGCTTGTTTTTGTGCTTCAGCGCAAGTCTGAAAAGAAAAGTGCCGCGATTTTGCTGGTAATGGATATTCGCCATGTGGAGCGCGTAATTACCGAAGTGCTGCAACGAAATTCATTTGATCGATTTATGGGTAAGGTTCAGGGTGCAAGTAACTGGGAAGCTCATAAGCACTTGTTTGCATCGTTATTGTCTACTGATGATCTCGTTTCGTTTAATAAATTCTTCTTGGCATGTTCTGAGATTAGTGAGGCTAGAGCCGACATGCGAGCAATATTCATGTCGAACCTTACTGCGAAGAGTACTTTAGTTCAGGAGAGATTGTGTCGTCTCGATCCAAGGGAGGAGGATTATCAATTAAAGAGAAACGACATAATTAATTTAGTTTCGCAAGAGTCGTGGTCGTTTGATCCTGACGATCCTAAAGATCGAATAATTAAGAGCATTCAGGTCATGGGTAGGCTCACACATACAGCGGGATTCAGAAAGCTAAAAAAAATTGCGGGTATGGACGATTAATCCTTTTTGATTACTGCCAAATCAAGGGCATTTACCACCGGAATGCCTAATTCGCGGGCAATGTGCACTTCGAGCCGTGCGCCTTTCGAGTTCTCCCAGCCGGGCAGCAACGCGACCTGGCCACACAGGCCGAGGCGGGTCAGGTCGTAGGCCATGTAGTCGGACCAGTCCGCACCCTCGATGACGCCGTGCTCGGCGGGGTTCTCAACGACGTAGCCGCGCGCCCGGAGCAGGGCGGCCATCGCGTTGAACGCGGGGAAGTTGAAATTTTCGAAGCCAGTCATCGGGCCGGCCAGGTAAAGGCGGTTGGCGCGATCGACGGCGAGTGTCAGTCCAGCCGATGCTGGTGCTGGCGAAAGGTCGTGCCAGGTGTCGACCTCAAACTCAGCTGGCCGC